CTACCAAGTGTCTCGATCTTCTTTTTGGCTTCCTCCATACTAGAATAGATACCTATAATGACTGCTCCATCTGCCCCCGCACTCTGTGTGTCATAACTGGTGAGGACAAAGAGCATTATTAAACGCTCTGAATAAATTCCCAGTTCAAGTCATCACAAATCTTTTTCCATATCTGGTCATGTGCGATCAAACGATCGCGGGATTTGAGCAGAGGAAAGAAGACCTTGTACTCATCGAGATCCAGTAGCTCGAAGAACTTGTACAGAATGTACGAGTACGACAGAAAGTTCGTCCGATCGTTCGGGCAGTACAGCAAGAACGGTGCCTGAATCTCCTGAAACATAGCTCGTATCTTCTCCTCAATCTCGGGTGTGATCGTAGGAGGTGGATTGCCGTTCAAACGACTGAGAATGTGAGCCCGATGCTCGTAGTACTTCGAGCGATTGAGCTTCTTGAGAATCTGCCGAATATCCTCCTCCGACAGATCGGCAATATTGTCGATGCGCCGCTTCTTGATCTCCATCACGACCTCATTCATGACCTCTTCAGGAATGATGGTGCTCTCCTTCGCCTGAAACTGATTCAGGATCTCGTTGAGGTGATTGATCTTCTTGTATGCATAGTTGTTCCGCTCCTTCGGAGGATCGCGGAACGAGGGAAAGTCCGAGACAACCAGCGCATACTCTTCGGATCCACACGACGGACACACCAGAATACCCTCCGAACTGATCTCCTCGCGAGCGACATTACAGGCGACGCAATGCTCGGTCAACAACTGAGTGGCTTCGGGACCATTCGACAACTTCATACGAGCCACATATTCATCAAACATCTGCTTCTTCGACAACCCCGTATCAACCAGGGGAACGTTTGCAACAAAAAACTTCAAGAAGGTATTGCTATCCTTCGGAGGAAGCGTGGGGACCGGACCCGTAGCCGTATCCTGCTTTCCGTAATAATCAATCAGGATGTCCATGTTTTTCATGTAATAATCCTGAACTGGATTCGCCTGGGCCATCTCCTCCTGAATACTGCGGATCTGCGCATCAATCTGCGAACACTTCACAATATCCTTGAGATCCGTCGAGGTCTCTAGCCGTTCCCTCTGTTGCTTAAGGGAGTTCATCGTCTCCTCCAAGTCCGCCGTCTTTGTCTTGGTCTCCCTCATCCCCTGCACCAACTCCTGATGAACCGAGTCCAGAGTTCCCATCGAGGAGCCCGAGGCGTTTGTCTCCCGAATCTTTCTCACCCGGAACACGTCCATGGAGGCTACTTACAAACTCCTTCGTCTGTTTCATGTAGATAGGATTTGTGAACATACAAGGACGTTGGCGTTTCAGAGACTTCACTGTTTCCTCAAAGTCAAAGCCAAAGTTCTTCGTAATATAGGTCAGAGACAGGAAGGCTGAACGATTGATTCCACACTGACAATGAACGAAGACCGTCCCGGATCCTGTTTCACGCAACATAGCCGACATCGTGTCTTGAAATGCCGGATACCAACGCAAGATATTGGCATTCGGACTGTCCACGGCTGACAGGCACTTATATCGAGACCGATACAGATTGCGAAACCAGGGCGGAGAATCCTCGGGCATCGCACAGTTGATGACGTGTGTAATGTTATGTTTGGATACGAAGGAGGCGGTGAGCATTCCCCCCGCTCCCACCAGAATCCGAGAGTAAAACCAAGCGGGAGGCTGGGCTAGGTACTCTGGACGGAACATTGTTCTCTATACTCCACGATTGTTTAATCGAAAAATATATAGAACGTGCAGGTGTTTTGGTTTTGGTGTTTACTCGCTCAGCTATTCGCTGTCCATGTCGACAGCGTCAAAGCTGGCGCCGAGGTTGCGACGCACACGAATAGGAGCCGGAGGAGGCGTCAGAGCCTGAAGCGTACGATTCGGCGTTCCTACCTCCTCGTCGTCATACGCCTCGTGCTTCTCCGGCTTGAACCAGATACGGAGGTGGATGTTCTCCACGTCCACGGAGTGAGCGATGTCGACGTAGCGGAACTGCTCCGTCAACTGCTCGTAGCCGTCAGAGTCCTCAAGGAGCTTGTTGAGGTCGAGACGGGGATCCGAGTCCAGGTTCTGAGCGTCCCAGAACCGTGGATACGTGACGTCCACGTAAGCTCGACGCCCGTTGAAGAGCGCGAGACGGAACTGGGTGACGATGTCCGCCTCGTCGATCTTGTCCCGCATCTCCGCCAGGACGTTGGAGATGATGCGGCGACGGTAGGCCTCGCCCTCGGCGGCGGCCTCGAGAATGTAGTTGCGCTGGTTGAGCGTGATCATGGTGTTCGACATCTTAACACGCTTCCTGGTTTGCGTGTCGGGATCAAATCCATTTTAGACGAAGGTGCTCACGAGGAAGTTATTCAGCAAATGCGAGGCCACCACTGCCACCGCACCCAGCACACCCGCACCCTGCCACGACAGCACTCCACCCGACGTATAGGCATTCGGCACATACTTCAGCAGGAGATCACGAGGCGCCGACAGAGACAGCGCCACCGTCACCAGGAAGAACGACACATACAGAGTCAGGTTCGCCCACATCAGACGCATCATCGGCAGACTCGGCTTGAACGAGGGCGCCATCTGCGTACGCGGGTGGTGATCGGAGCCCGCCATACCAGGCATAGGTCCAGCCGACTGAGGACCCTGAGGAGACGGAAGGAGGGCATCCAGCGGGGTGGCGTCAGAGTCCATTGTTTATGAAGAAGACGGGATTTCACACGAGGCATCTTCCACGCGATACGTATAGCACTTGCCGTCAACCTTGGTCGTCTTGGTTGTCACCTCATTCAGTGGAAGAGCTAGGGTACGATAGCTGTCATAGTTGCGGTGGAAGATCAGGACCGAGATCCCAAAGCCGATGATGAAGGAGAAAAAGGCAGAGGCTCGTTCTAAGCCTCGAGAGACGTTGATCATTCCTTATTGCTTTACACCTGCGAGAAGATTGAACGACTCCCACGAATCGCCACACGGGACCTCAATGGCGTTTGTACGGACACATCCCGTATCCGTGTGGAAAATGCCCGTATCGTGAGGCTCAGGAACGGTGGGCTGTTTGCGGGCAGGAGGGATGATGACGCAGGCAAGAAGCATTCCAACAATGGCACCTGCAACAAGCCACGTGGGTTGTATCATTACTGATTTTCCAGATAATAATAGACAGCCATTGCAATCGGTGTGGTGACCAGACCCGAATAAGGAATCACGATCGCCAGAGCTGTGAGAATATAGGCAGCCATGACATGCCCCGCCAGAACCAACACGCGGTAGGTCACAACAATACTGAACGCCCACAGAATCGTTAAGAGAACTGTAATCAAGTATCCCGAGCCCGTTGTGAGATAGGAGAGAATCGTCGACATAGTCGACGGCGCTGCCTCTCCGTCAACTGGTTTCGGCTTGACTACAGTGTTTCCCGAAGTAGGCTGTCCAGCCTTGAATTCCTGGCCATCCGGAATCATGATGGTCTGTTCATTGCCGTTTCCATCCACGAGATCGATAGTCAGACGACGACCGCTGATGATGTTTGCCGATGAATTCTGTTCGGCAATCTTGGTCTGAAGAAGAGTGGCCTCAAGGTTGGCAGACTGGAGTGCAATACACGCTGCATCGTTCGCATTCCCCTGGCACTTCTTGATCGCCTCATCCTTAATGTCCTTCTTATCGTCGTCTGTAAGGTTTGCGACGTTAGGATTCAGAGTCACAGAAGGAACTAAATGAGATCCAGCCGTAATGTCCAAGTAGGAGCCATCCTTCACCAGTTTTTGAATAGATTTTGTAATGTCGCGAGCCGACGTCTCGTCGCCCCAGGTTGCCTGCTTGATCGTCAAACTCATTGTTAGTTAGCAAACACGAAATTCGCAAGACCACTTGTGATGCGTAAGAAGTTGATGGACTCCACGTAGACACCGACATTGTACGTGTAGGCAAAGATGATGCTGTCTCCATTCGAGTTGACGACCACGGTCACAAGCTGATCAGGTGTAAACAGATTGCACTGGGCTGGAGGAATAATCACAGGATTCGGACTGAAGATCGAGGACTTCAGAACGTTCTCCACCCGCTGAGAGGCAACGCCCATAGCTGTCGGAACCGGCTGCTGTAGAGTCAGACGAAGAATGGTCTTGTTGAACATGCTGGCATTCAGAGCTCCGCTAGGCTGGTAGAGATCGTTGTTCAGAGCAAACGAGTACTGGTAGACACCCGGAAGATCAGGCGTCTCACCCGTGGTATGCTTGTACATCTGAATCAGAGAGAAGTAGTTCACGGGCTTCACAGTGAAACGTTCCTTGCCATCCAGCAGAATGACACCATCAATCACCGGATCCCGAGGGGAGACCGAGGTAATCTGCTGCTGGCCACTCGAGTAGAGAAAGGTCTGTGTCTGTGTCGAGTTGTTGACTGTTGAGAACGTGTCCGTGTTTGTTGACGTGAAGGGCGCTGCCTTCGGATTGTCCCAGTTCGTGTAGTTGTCCCAGTCGTTGGTGAGAACCTTATCTGTACGCTGGGCACTGAAGATGAGACGAGTCACCAGATTGAAGGCAGGCAACACAGAGTCACTCGATCCATACTGACCGGTGTTATTGATGTACTTGATGGTCTTGACCAGGAAGGTCTGATCAGCTCCTGCAATCTGAGCCATCTCCATCTCTGTCAGATAGGCAAAGTTGCCCTCCAGGTAGGGATCGGGGAAAAAGGTCGTGAGTTCCGGATTCGTCGGGAACCCACCTGCGTTAGGAGGCGAGAGAAAGCCTCCGATGGCTCCCGCTCCAGAAATACGCTGGCCGTAGGTCGGAGAGGTCGGAACCGTATCAAGGATCGTGAACAGATCGGCAAGAGGACGATAAATCACGTTGATGTAGATGTCGGAGTTCTGCATAGCGACCAGTGGAAGGGCCAGACCCGGGTTCTCGCAGAACCAAAAGTGAAGAGGAATGGTCAGTTGACGAGAGCGAATCGACGGTTCGGGAACCTTGGTATTCGGTGCGACGCCCGGATATGCCGTCGGCGCAATCGCATGGGGATACTGGTTCTGCCGTCCATTGCCGTTGGCTGGATCGTAGAGTTCGGGGACATTTCCCACCATCTGATCCACGATCTTCCGCTTGTTCGTATCGTGAGTCAGATAGGAGTACATCTTCAACCACTCACCTGTCATGGTTTGAAGAACCTGACCGTTGGCGGTGATTTCAACGTGATCAATCAGGTTATAGCCGATGTTCTTGATCCACTGAAACTCGTATCCCATCGAGTTAGAACGCTGATCGTAGCCTGTAGGAGGCTTGACACTTGATCCTAAATACGAAAGAGGAGACCAAATATCGGGAAGGGTGATGATCAGGTAAGTGTCCAATAAAATCTGAGCATACCGGTCGATACGACACGAAATCTTTCGTGTAGTGCTCTGAGCAAGTTGAAGATTCGTGCTCGTGAACGTCATTCGGATCGACTCCATAGCAAAATTGGTATGACGGCGGTAGACAGCACGGAAGTGTGTCATGGACGGGTTTCCATTGACAAGTTCGTTCTGTGCGCCCACGCCGACGAGCTGGATAAGTCCTCCAGGCATTACTATTGTGATTAGACAAGATACGGTTGAATGCCGGGGTACGCAGGCGTGTACGAGAGCGTACCGCCGGAAACCACATTCTGGGGCTTGCAGCACAGAGAGGTGAACACACGACCGAGCGTGTCTCCATAGTAGTTGTTGCGCCCCGGAGCACTGACGAACTTGTTGTACTGGTCCTGTCCGTTGCCCAGAACCGAGGTGTACATCGCATTCGTCCGGCGCTTCTGGGGAGGAGACGCAACAGCGATCGACTTGGCAATCACTCGGCGCTTATACTGGGTGATATAGTCCTGCGTATTATTGACCTGCATTGTAGTTTACGCAGAGAAAAGTCTAATCTATCAATGAAGTTTGTTCTGGTCAGCACTCACGTTGATCAGACGACGGGCTACTCGAAGGTTGTGGTCAATCTTCTTAAGCAGCTGACGACACTGGCACCTGCCGTGAAGACCTACCACTTTGGGTTTCAGCGTCATCCCAAGCGCGAGTCTATCCGCAAGGTTCCCGCCGGTGTCATCGCTTACGATGCCGCAGCCAATGAGGATCCGCGCGAGGATGGTTTCGGATTCAACAAGATCCACGAGTATCTGGAGATGGTGAATCCTGACGTCGTCATGATCTACAATGATCCCCTCATCATTCACAAGTTCATCGATTCTATGAAGTACAAGAAGGATGAGTCTCCCTACAAGCTCTGGCTCTATGTCGATCAGGTCTATCATGGAATCGCTCAGCCTCTGATGGATGTCCTCAACAAGAACGCCCATCGGATCTACTGCTTCACGAAGTCGTGGGCCAAGGTGTATGCCGAGTATGGGACGGGTCCGGAGATCAGTGTTATGGAGCATGCGGTTGACCCCACGATCTTTCGCAGGATTCCCGAGGTTGCTCGTCAGGCTGCGCGTGCTCGGATGAATGTTGGACCCGATGCGATCATTATGATGAATGCGAATCGGAATAGCTCTCGCAAGCGCCAGGATCTTTCGATCATGGGGTTTGTGGAGTTGATCAAGCGGGATCCCTCGAAGCCGTACTACCTGCTCTTTGTGACCAGCCTCAATGTTCAGCAGGGGGCCTACTACGATCTGGCTCGTATTTACCAAACCGAGCTTCGTCGCCAGGGTCTTGAAATCGAGGAGTTTGGAAAGCGTCTGATGATCGTGGACACGGGTGACAATAATGCCAAGGCTGTCACCGATGACATCATCAATGATCTGTACAATGCCTGTAATATCGGTATTAACACCTCTGACGGCGAGGGCTTCGGACTGTGTCAGATTGAGCATCTGTACACGGGTGCCCCCCAGATCGTGACCGACACCGGCAGCTATCGTTCGTTTCTGGATGACTCTGTTGCCGAGTTTATTGCACCCTCGGGACGTATGTATATGGCCGGTTCGATGCCTCTAGGATTCTGGATACCGACGTTTACAGCGGAGAGTGTTGCCGACGCGATGGAGTCCGCAATTCAGAATCTTCCAGACCGGGAGTTGAAGGCGGCGAGGTACTCCTTCAAGACCTGGGACACAGTCTGTGCTGGATTTCTCAAGGATGTCAAAGCAGAAATCGGATCGAAGTCGAATTAACCATCTCACCCATCCGTAACAGTCGCTTATTGTCATCCCAGGCCGGACCATCAAAGACCTCCTTCGTGTCCGGATCAATGATCAGAGACAGACCCTTGATCAGAACCTTCTGAAGTCGGCGGTGCTTCCGAGTGGTGTTACGCAGAATTGTCGCATCTGTGTCCTCGTTCTTGATGTTCGGCTTGAAGGCCAGATCCTCGCCCGTGGTTGTACTATCAAAACGCATACAAGAGACAACGGGCTTCTCACGTGCATGGAGTTTACGATGGATCTCGCAATCAATCGCCGACTCTTTCAGAAGAAGACCTATCTTCTGACTGATTCGCTCTTTCTCGTAGGATGTCTCATACAGATACTCGTCGGTCGACATGAAGGCCTCGACCGCCTGCCCCTCGTACCGACGGATCGAGGTGTCGTTACGACGGATCGCGACGATGTTCGGAAACTCAGCTGACTTGGACTGCTCATCCGTGAAGACCGAGACGTAGAAGCTGATCTTCACCGTCCGCTCCTCCATCGGGAGAGTGGCGTGAGAGCAAATACGAATCGCACGACCAATGACCTGATCGTGACGCGCGGGTGTCCAGTGGGGTTCCATGATGTGAACGTGACGGGTGTTTGCCAAACTAATACCCTCGGCGCCCGTGCTTGTCGCCATCAGCAAGGACAGGATCTTCTTGCCGCGCTTCTCCACACTCTCCTTCAGTGAGGCAGGGAAGTTCTTGCTGTACTTGTCATTGAAGATCTGAAGAATCAGATTACGCTCATCCACGTTCTCGTCGCCCGTGTAAAAGGTGTACGAGGGCTTATCTTCCATATCCGGGCTCTCGACCCACTGACCCGCCTGCTTCACAATCTTATATTCCTGCCATCCTGCAGCATCTAAGATTGCCGCAAAGACACCCAGACCTTCCAGAGACCGATACTGAGAATAGACGAACTGATTCTTGTCGCCCGTCGCCTTCACGTTCTGCAGCATCTTCAGTAACTTAGGACTGAAAGATTCCAGGGCCTTCTCCGACAGAAAGCGCTCAGGATTAGCCCTGAGACGCTTGAGGATCTCTTCCTTGTCGGGCACCTCGGTTTCCTTGAGCACGCCGTTGTATTCTTTCGTCACGGACTTGGTCAACTCCCTCAGATCGGGAGGAATGATGTAGTTACAGGCCAGACGAGAGGGAACACGATAGGTTCCAAGATCGTCGTCCAGAGACGAGCGATTGCGACGAGAATCGATCTTCATCTCCATCCACCGTACCTCAAGGTAGCGGGTGAACTGCTCTGCAGACATCGCGATCTTCTCGAGCATGTGCTCATCGTCCACCCGACGAGGAATGAGGCGCTCATCGGCACCCTTGAAGTACGAGACCAGACCCTGAATACGCCGACGAAACATCATGGGGTTCTTGATATTCAGACCATCGAGGAACAGAGCGGCAAACTCCTCGTAATCGGTCGGTAAGCAGCTGAACTCCTCGGTGGTCACGCGCTCAGAGGCGATCTCGGCACCACCGACCTCGGTCTCGATCTTGGACTTGATCGAGGCAACCCAATCAATCGCCTGAGGAATGAAGGCCATGTCCTTCATGTACTGAACGGCAATCCGATCGCCGTTTCCATTGAAGGTCGAGCGGAACTGCGGAGGATTACGAGTCACCATGACGTACTTCTTCAGGGCATTGAACTCGATCGTGTCTGTCTCCGGAAGCTGACGGAAGGCCTTGGAAATCCGCTCCTCATCCCAGGCGGCAATAGACTTGAAGGGAATAACGATGCGCTCAATCGGACCCCGCAGAAGATTCATGAGATACGCAATCTCATTCGGACGATTGATGACCGGCGTTCCCGAGAGAGCCACAACCTTGCAACGCTTGGCCCGGTAGATCGAATCGTACAGCTTTACACCGCTCTCGGATTCGTTGATGACGCGCGAGATGAGGTTATGGACCTCATCGATGATGACCACACTGTCGTCGTACATACCCGGCTGAATGTACTTGTCAATATTGTTCTTGCTCAGACCATTGTACTTGATGATATTGAACCGATTCTCGATGAGATCCTTGATCTGCTCGCGGATGAGCGCC